TAGGAACTAGCAACGGCTACTTAGTAGAAATAGGAAATAACGGACATACTTTCACAAACAACACAGTGACCACAGCAGGTGGTACATCAACAAGTAAGGCTTGCGTATATATTACTGGTGACAACTGCTTTGTCAGTGGTAACCTTATTGGTGGCACAAGCACAACACATCAAGGTGTAGGACTTAAAACTAACGGTGCAGATTATTTGATGATTACCAACAACCACATAAGGAACATAAGCAACCCTATATACATAGGTGGAAACTACCCCAACATACATGGAAACACACTAAGGATAGGTGCAGGTACAGGCTATTGCGTAGACACAGGCGTAGCTAACTTTGCGACTATTACAGGCAACACTATGTATGGCGCTGCTTCTGGTAGAAATGGAGTACAAATTAGCAACTCAGAGTGTGTTATTACTGGTAATAATATGCGTATGGTAGGTGGTATCGGTGTAAACATAAAGGCTAACGTAGATAAAACCCTAGTAGCTTCAAACGCTATATATGGTGCAGGTACAGGTGTACTTGTAGCAGCTTCAACTTGTGATGATACTGTAATTCTAGGCAATATGTTGAACGCCACAACACCAATCAACGACAGTGGTACGGGTACATTTAAGCAAACAGTAACAGATAGTGACCCATTAAATAACGAACTATAGAGGAGTAACATGGCAGACATAACAATCACAATACCAACAGAACTAGTAGCAAGAGTATCTGCGGGTCTAGGCGTATCAACAATACCAGAAGCTAAGGCTTGGGTAATAGCTAAGATAAAAGAAGAAGTATTAGCTAGCGAACAAAAAGCTGTAGAAGATACAGAGGACGCTAAGCTGGAAACAGCTAGACAGGCTAGAGAAACAGCAGTACAGGCAGTTACAGAAGTAACGCTGAGTTAATATGGAGTTTCCTGACAATCCAAGCAAACGAGAACTAGAACGACAACAGGCTATATCTACCATAATTTCAGGTATGGCCTACAAAGCAGTAGACATGCACATAGACGTTGATTACGTACCACCAGACGACCCGCCAGAGTGGGCGCAGGAAGAAGCCCCTATACAGGGTATGCAGGACATAGCACTCAGGTTGCCTGGCTTCAACTGGGAAACCCTTGTCGAATATACAAGAGAAATATAGAAAAAGACCCACTCTATTTTGAGCGGGCCTTCTTTCGTTTAAGTTTCTTTGCTGATTCGAGTTCTTCAAAATGAAGGTCGAAGTGTATTAGTTTTTTCAAAATGCGGGTCTGTGAGGAACCCTTTTTCTCCTTATCTAACTACTTTATTATACCACTCATAGCATATCCCTACATACAATACAGTGGTCGTTGATTATACAATGCTTATTATTTACAGCGTAGAAACCACATACGTATTTCACTTCTTCTTTTCGCTTTTAAGCTGTTTCTTGCCCCACTCCTTGCCTTCGTTTATACGTAAGGTTAGGAACCTGTAATTGCTATCTTTGTCTTTAGGGTTCTTCACAGTGTACTCAACCAACCAGCCAATATTCTTTAGCAGGTGTAGGGCAATCTCTATGTCTGCGGGCCTTATACCTATTGTCCACATATCTAGCGTACCTGTTTCTACGTCGGCCTCGTCCTTGTTGGCGTCAATTACTACGCGTAAGATTTCGTTCTGTATGCGGAAGTTCTCTTGACCAAACTCCGAACCTTGTAACGTATCGTAGTTAAGAGATGTAACGGCCATAATCTGGTCCTTCTCTTTGATTCGGCTGAATAGTTCCATCTGCTCGCCTTCATCAAGTGCGTTTATCATAAAGACAGGTGAGTACATTAGGCGTTCTGCGAGCTTACTCACAGTGTCTTTAGGGTGCAATTCGTGCATTAAAGCTATCTGCATAGCCATTTCTTTTGTTGTTGGTAACATTAAAACTCTCCGTTATTTTCCATTAGTTGGCCTGGTTTCTCTGTGAACTCGAACACGTCGGCTGTGTTAGCCCACACCTCTAGCTTACCTTCTTTCAGGCTGTCGCTTATTCTCTTAATTGTTGCTTCGTCACGCTCTACACGTATCACCTTGAAGGTGTTAGTGTTGCCGTTGCCTACTACGTAGTCACACCAGTTTTTACCACTAGCCCATAGCTGACCTTGTATCTGTAGCATGTGAGCTTCTGGCACACCGTTGGCTAGAACGTCGCTGTAGGTCGTGTCATACACCCATTTGCACTCTACTAGGCCGTCCTTACCTACTTCACCGTCTGGTGAGGCCACAAAGTAGTTGTTGTAGTAGCAACCCACTGACTTAACTTTCACTATCTTAAACTGTTTCTCGTACTGTCTTAGAAGGAATTTCTCCATTTCTTGGCCTTCCTTCATGGCGTTCGTAACAAAACGCTCAAACGGCACACCGAACTGGTTCTCAAAGGCTAACTCGGCCTCGTAGTCTGTCCGTCCTTTCAATGGCTTTCCGTCACGCTTGCTAACTGCTAGCCAGTCCTTCAACCGACTAGCTGTTGGCTTACCTGTTCGTAGTTCTACCCACTCTGGACTGCCTTGTGGGGCGTCTGAATACTCAAACTTGTTTACGTCCAAATTCATCTTATAGCCCCTCTGGAATTTCGCTAGAGTCTAGCTTGGTGTTGCCAGGCATGATGTCATCAATAGTCTGTTTCTTAGGCTTAGGCTCGTAAGCTGTGATGTTACGGTTATAGCCGTGTTTCTGCTCACCTGCTTGGTTCGTGTAGGTGTAGTCGCTCTGCTCTACTTGGTACCACGCCTCTTTGCCTACTAGCACTTTTTTACATAAAGCTACTAGCTCGTCACTGTTAGCGGTGGCGTTAACCATTTCCTTAGCTTCTTCTTCTTTGCCTTTTTTGGCGTTGTGTGTGAATAGGCCACGGATATTACTGAACGTATACCCTATAGCTTTGTCTGTAGTGAACCACATACGTGCTGTGCCTTCTTCGCCATTTTCGCCTTCAACTGTGAATTCAATGAATTCTTTGTCGTTATCGTTGCTCCCACCTTGTACGTCTACGATGTTTACTTTGTGTATGCCCTCAGGAAAATATGCTCCCATTTCCTTCTTGTGCTCCTCGTTAAAATCTGCCATTATTTGCTTCTCCAAAATGATTTAGTTGATATGTTTTCTTCTACGAGCCTGTTCATAACCGCTGTAAGCGTAATGATAGCTTCAGTCAAGTTTTTAATTTCAGCAGGTTGTATATCCCTGTTTATAGGTGGTCGTCCTAGAGGCTTAGCTCCCTCTGGTTTAGGGTTTCTCATCTCAGCTTTTTTCTCAGCCCTAGATGTAATCTCTCTGACAAGCTCCTTATAGCCCGCTAGTGTGTCGGCTTTCATCATCAGGTTAGTAGTGCTACTAGACCTTTTGACCATGTTGCCTATTTGGTTAGAGTTTAACCCATTTCTCTGTAGTATTTTTACTACCTGAAAATCTTCTTCTGTTACTGCTGTGCCCTTGCTTTTTTTTACTTCACTCATTTTACTATCCTTTCTGTGGACCGTAATAGTCCTTAATTGCTTTGTCTACCACCTTTAAGTCGTTAGGTATCTGGTCCTCTTTGAACATACCTAGTGGTGTTTTAACACCTGTGCCGTCTGTCTTTACATTGAACACGAACTCTCCGTCCGCTGTGATTTCGTTTGTGATTAGGATATTGGTTAATCCTTCAAGCACAATCTTATCGCTCAACATCTTACCTGTAGTCTTAAACCTTATCATGCCGTCCTCTGAATCGGCTGCATGTGCCATTACGTAAAAGGTCTGGTCGCCTTCCTTGTCTATGATAGCCTTGAATATCTTAAACATATTCTGAGCCATTTGTGTAAACTTGGCGTAACCTATCTCTGTTACACGTGACATTTCTTCAAAACTCATTAGGTAGTTGGCGTCGTCTATCACTACGATAGGCGCTGTCGCTTTCTCAATAGCGTTTATAACGTCTGGGTACGACTTCGGTACCATAGTCGCTATATCTGAACGAAATGGTAACTCTTTACCACTCGCAAGCACTACGCTAGCTTCACCTTTCTTCAGGTTCCTCATACTACTGGACTTACCAGTACCTGATTGACTGATTACTAATACTAATCGTGCCATTATGCTACCCTCACTTTTATAGTCTGCGTACGGCTTATCACCTGTACTGGAATTTGCCTATTTGCTACTCCCATATCTTTCAGTTCCTCTCTTGCTTGTGACTGTTTATAGAAGGCCTTGTGCTTCTTAACTTCGTGCTTGTACTGTACTCGTGCTAGTTTACGCTTATTGCGTAACTCTTTTCTGGCAGTCTTTATAGATGCCCTGTATTCTGCTTTACTCATAACGTCCTTTCGTTATTAGAAACCTTTTTTACTTAGAAACTCGTCAACAGCTTCAGTAACAACATACGTTAATGTACGTTTTTCTTTCTTCATATACTTCTTAACTCGGTCTGCAAGTTCTTGTGGAACATACACTCCGAATATAGCCTTACCTTCTCTTGTTGATGATGCCATAGATTCTCCTTTCTTGTCACTAGCTTATCAAACAATTCACGATTTGTCAAGTTATTCCATTTTTACCTCTGTTTCTTCCAGCCATATCGTTTCATTAAAGTTGGACTTTTTACGTAGTGCTGAATAGACGGCACTATCTATACTGAAACGTACTGACATCAGGTAAAATACAACTCTTTTCTTCTGCCCCTGCCTGTGGGTACGCCCTTTGGCTTGGTGGAAGTTGGCATAGCTATAGGTTGGACTTAGGAATATGGTCACTGGGGCATAGGTCAGCTCTATGGCTGTAGACGCACTCTGGTACTGGGCTAGTGTCACACTTGGTGGCATAGTTTCCCACTTATCTCTCGGTGGTAGGTTACTGGCGTGTCCAGACTGCTCCCATATCACACGTTTTTCGCTCTTGGGTAGTCCGTCTAATACTGCGAGTACCATATCTCTCTCTACGTTGTAGTTGTAGAAGATTACGATATGCTCACTGGTACTGTCTAGTATTGACTGTAGAGCATCTATTCTTGCAGGTGTCATGCTCTGTCTTAAGTACGCAAACAGTTTTGACGAGCTGTCTAACAGCGTGCCGTCTGGGGCTATTCGTGTACGCTTGGCTCTGTTGTACAGGGCTTTTTCCTTATCGGTCATCTCTATCGCTATAGGTATAGACACTACTTCTGGCAGGTCTATCTTGCCATCTCTGTCTAGGAACTTAGACACAGTGTGCCAAAACTTAGTCAACACTTTTTCTTCGTTGTACCCCAGTATGATAGGAAAGCCACGACTTCGGTCAATACGCACAAATCTGCTCAAGAATTCGGTCTTATTACGCACCAGTCCGAACAGTATGGCGTAATTTTCTATGCTACTCCACCCATTAGGTAGTGGCGTTGCCGACAGCCCTATAAACTGGTCAGATTGCGACACAACTTTTCGCACACCTTTACTACGCCTTGTCTGGCTGTTGCAGATAAAGTGGCACTCGTCAGCAATTATGCACAAGTCTGGCATACCTAAGTAGGCTTCAGGTTTACGAGCAAACTTATCGTACGACACAATCCAGTAGTCCTTAGGCTTTTTACTACCCAAGTATTTGTCCATTTCTCTATGCCAGTCCTTAGTCCTGACTTTCGCGGCAGGTGCCAATATAAGCAGTGGGCGTTTCTCCCCATAACGCTTATAGTGGTCTAGTGCCATAATCGTCTTACCAGTACCAACGTCAGCCCACATTATGCCGTTCTTAGGCAGAGTTGCTAGGTAATCTTCCTGATACTTATGTAATTTCATATTTTCTCCTTAGTGTCTGGGGACTTGTGGTGCGTTGGGCAATATACAGCTTTCTTTCAGCTGACCACTCCACAAGCTACCCCCAAACGTGTGGACTTACACGTTCAACGATGCCACGTTATTATCTTTTCTTCATTATCAGGTCTTTAGATGCTATTATAGCCATTTTTGCTACGCTAAACGCATCTTGTGGCTCAATACTCCTGATAAATCCGTGCCTTTTCACGACCTTGCCATATATTCTTTCCATATATTTTGGGGTAGTCATTTCCTTAAGTAGCCCCATAAACTCTGGCACAGGCATAATGTTGCCATTAGCAAATTGAATTTCCTTAGACAGATTTACGTCAATAGCCTTTCTCACATCTTTCAAATCTTGACCGAAACTCACTTCCCCGTCATCTTGTATAGTCATAGTGCCGATACAGTAAGCAAACATTATCACATACATCACATTACACAGCCGTTCTATGCTTAAGGGGTCACTATCTGGTA